TGGAGCTCCGACACCATGTGCACCTCTCATTTTTCCGAAGTATAATTGTTCATAATCGGCCGCTGTCATAACTTCCTTCATTTCTATATCGCCAGCAGTGACAAAACTCTTCAAACCACTTGATATATGGGACCCCTCGTACATGATCTCGTTGAGGATGACAAATAACTCCTTACTGATAAATGTTTTGTCCCAACTCAACTCTCTACCGAGCACTTTAAGCCCAAATACAACGTCTTCTATGACCAACCGCGCGCGTGCATGGACTTGCTGAGGAGAAATATCCGTTGATTTGACCGAGAACTTGCGAAGTCCGTCGTCGATGAAGGATAGGAATTGCGATTTCCCTACTATCAGACCTCGATCTCGACTGAGGCGGGTGGATAACCCTTGTGCAACTATTTCCAACCACGTATTACTGGACCCACGCATCCCTTCACGGTCCGTCCCATTGCTATTGTACTTGACTAGATGTCCGCAAACTCGGTAGTATAAATCGCAGTGGTACATAATGGGCCCATACGCTTTTATAGCTGGAATCCCAAATAGCTCCGCGAAGAAGTCAGCAGGTAGCTGTTGAGAATTTGGATCCATCCGGGGACTGTATTTCGCCTTATCGTCTGACATATAGAATGAGTCGGCTCCAGCTATGTACACCCGTTCAGCCGATGTAATGTCTGTGAACTTCTGCTTTGTCGACTTGCCAAGCATACTTTGTGGCACATTGTTTAGAAAGTCCCTGGTTATACCATCAAAGTAGCTAATGATGCAACCCCATGGAGGACTCGCTGCATAGAACGGTCGTGGAGCGTCTTTATGTCGTTCGCATCGAGATCCTGTCACAATATCTGTAGAAAATGGAAGTTCAACTTCAATCGGACTCACGTGTCCATCTTCAAGCTTGCTTCCGAGCGTGTTCAGGTAGCTGATCGTTCCGGATAATGAAGGCATGTCTACCTCTTGAATTGAATAGAGGAGCTTTCGTCTATGTTTACGTGGGGCAGATTTCAGAGCCTCGAAAGATTCATATTCCCTTCTCAAAGGTGGGGCGCACGCAGAGTCTTGCTGCTTCAAATACTGTTCGTCTGAGATGTCGGCAACTGGCACACAATTTGTCAAGTCAACATCATGGGCATCTCTCCATCGATCTCCAGGGATTCCTCGTCGATGATAGTCATCGTGCCAATCTTTGGGTGCAACTCCATGTCTGATCCTACCAGGCCAAATTTTCCTCTGTTGGTATAAGGTCCGAATGCCAAAGTACCACATGTATGCCTTAGTGTCCTGGAAGCGCTGTCGTTCCGGACTCTCGTCTGGCCAATCAGTCTGGAATCGTGAGTAGTGTAGGTTATATTGCTCCGCCACAACTTTGAATGGGTCGACTTCTGGATAGATACTCGCCTTATATATGCCGAGAAGATCGACTGCTATGTCCATAGGTAGCTCCTTCAGTCTCATGAGGACGATATCTTGACTCGGCATCTCACTTAGACCCTTCGATTGTATCTTTCTACCCATAATCGCTGAGTGATCGTAGAATTCGTTGCCACTCCTCCATGCTAGATAACGCCATTGTAACACATCGAAGTAGACACCCAGTTTATTACGTAAAGCATGTGAAGACCCACACGCTCCCATTACATCCATATACAGAGACCACATCAGTTCCTGCATCAGTCGTAATTGTTGCACGATATGCTTATAGAGGACATCATGTAATCGTCGTGCATTGTACAGAAGAACTTGAGAACTGGCATGCAGCAGGAAGCACAGGTCATCTAGGTCTCGGTAGCTCAGAACATACAACTCATTATCTAGAGGACGTCGTAAGGAGACCTGGATGCGCCTAAGTTTGGAGTCTTTCGAAGGGTGGAAGAGGGTCGATTGTTT